CAATGCTGAAGCTGAAGACCGAGTTTATATTGGACATACTGATATCGGTTCAATGTACGCCAAGAAAGAAGAGTATTGGTTAAATGTTAAGAATGGTAAATACAAAAAGGCCGACAAACCTGAATACAACGACTTGGATAAAAAATATCCTGGTATCTATATCAAAACAACTGGTGATAATATTGTTGAACGATACTTGGATGATGACTTGGAAGAAACCTTGAAGGTGGATGATGAGTTTAATCAAGGAACATTTATGTTGGCATCGATGATTCCAACAACATATGAAAGAGTTTCCACCATGGGGACAGCCACTTTGTGGAAGATGCTTATGATGGCTTGGTCTTATAAGTATAAATTGGCCATCCCCCAAAAAGAACAAAAGAAAGATTTTGTTGGTGGATTATCAAGATTGTTAAGAGTGGGTTATTCGAAGGATGTATTAAAACTTGACTACTCATCTCTTTATCCATCTATTCAATTAGTACACGATGTTTTCCCTGATTGTGATATTATGGGGGCTATGAAAGGTATGTTGTCTTATTTTAGAAGTGCTCGTATCAAATACAAGAACTTAGCAGCTGAATGGTATGACAAGGATAAGAAAAAATCATTGTCCTACGATAGAAAACAATTACCCATTAAGATTTTTATCAACTCAATGTTTGGTGCTTTATCAGCTCCACAAGTGTTTGCTTGGGGTGATATGTATATGGGTGAACAGATTACTTGTACAGGAAGACAATATCTTCGTCAAATGTTAAAGTTCTTTATGAAGAGGGGTTATACTGCGTTGGTATGTGATACGGATGGTATGAACTTCTCATTACCTGAAGGTGGTGTTGATGATAGAGTTTATATTGGTAAAGGTCTTAATTGGAAAGTTAAGAAAGGAAAAGAATATAAAGGTTATGATGCTGATGTTGCTGAGTTCAACGACACCTTTATGAAGGGTGAAATGGCATTAGATTGTGATGGAACTTGGAAATCTTGTATTAATCTTGCTCGTAAGAATTATGCAACGATGGAACATAATGGTAAAATCAAATTGACTGGTAACTCAATCAAATCCAAAAAACTTCCATTATACATTGAGGAATATTTGGATAAAGCAATTAGATTATTATTGGAAGGTGAGGGACAGAAGTTTGTTGAATGGTATTATGAATACTTAACTAAAATCTATAACAAAGAAATCCCCCTTCTTAAAATTGCACAAAGAGCAAAAGTTAAGTTGAGTATTAAGGATTATATTGAGAGGTCAAAACAAACAACCAAATCAGGTGGTGCCATGTCTAGAATGGCGCATATGGAACTGGCTATTAAACACAATCTAAAGGTGAATCTTGGTGAGGTGATTTATTATGTTAATAATGGTGTCAAAGCAAGTCACGGAGATGTTCAAAAGAAGAAAGATGAAGTGGTATTAAATTGTTATATGTTAAATCCAAATGACATTGAGAATAATCCTGATATGTTGGGTGATTATAATGTAGCAAGAGCAATAACAACTTTCAATAATCGTATTGAACCTTTATTAGTTGTATTCAAACAAGAAGTTAGAGATACTTTAATTATTGATAACCCTGAGAAAAGACAATTCTATACACAACAACAATGTGAACTAATTAATGGAGTACCATTTGAAGAAAAAGACCAAGATAGAATCAAAGAGGATTTGTTAGATTTAGAACCAAAAGAAATAGAGTATTGGAACAAAAGAGGAATTGACCCCAACTATATTTACGATTTGGCTGAAGAAGGATGGGAACAATATATTGATTAAACTATTTATAAAAAAAACTTATGAAAAAACTTATCTTTTTAATTTTAGTAATTTTAACGATTGGGTTAACATCTTGTGGTAATCCAGTTTACAAAAAAAGAAAAAAATGTACAGGAAATGGTAGTTGGTATGGAAATAGAAACTTGGGTGAAAAGACACCAACACAACAAAACACTTATGTAATGAAGTAACAAAAAACCCCACTCTTAATAGGTGGGGATTTTTTTTATTAAAACTTTGTCTCTAAGTACGATAATGCTCGGGATACTTTAACCCAATCTTTTTTTCTGATACCTTGTTCAAGCAAATCTATAACGATATCAACCTTTTTTGTTATTTTACCTGACAACTCACCCGATGAATCATCCAATTGTACATCTTCATCATCACCAAGTCTTGAGTACAATTTGTCTATTTCTGAATGACCATAAACTCGTTCAAGTTCAGTAACAACTTTCTTAGTTAGTTTTGATAAATCTTTTTCTGTTATTTTTACTACTTTTTTCATAATCTTTTTATTTGATAAATATGTTAATAATAAAAACCCCCATCCTTAAAGGTGGGGTTTAGTTTTTATTCTAACTTCATACCATCGGAGGATATTATGTACCAATTACCCTCAACATATTCTAATTCTACACAAGCCCCATTATCAATTTCGATTTCCTCATATTGGTCATCAATTAAAGAATATTTGGGTACAATATTTGTTTTTGTAAGAACTTTTATTTTAATGGATTCTGTTGTATAACCATCTAAAGTAATTGTACAATTATCGACATCTTTTACAACTAAAAGATATTCCCCATTTGTTGTATAGGTTGGGGTATTAACTACCTTTTTGATTTTGGTCGAAACTGATTGACCATAACGAATTGTTTTTGACACTTCCCCGAATTGTTTTCTGACTAGTTCTGAATTTATTGTTGTCATAATTATAATTAAATTACATAAATTTGTCTTGGTAAAGCAGTAAGTTTTTTTACTTTATTTAAGTTTTCAGCTATTAATGCTTCTCTTTCCATAACCTTTTCAGGTTTTAATCTTGTTAATTTACCTTCAGCACCAATTAATTCCTCTCTCAATTTGTCTTTTTCGTCCTTAGCTTCAGTTTGTAAAGTTTGATATTCTAATGTAAGTTCGGCATCAGGTGTTTTGAGTGCACCACTAAACTTACCTCTAACTCTAGACAAGGCCTCTTTAGCATAAGCAAAAAACCATTTACGAACCCATATTTGGGCAGGATTATTTAAATCAATCCAACTAATCTTTTCTAGTGGAACATCAGATGGTAATCTAATTATATCAGGATTTTTCTTTAAACAATCATCTCTGTCTGCACCATCAACTTCATAATACCAATACCAAACTTTACCTCTCATTAAAGTTGCATTACCGAAGTCAAATTTACCACCTGGTGTTTGCATTAAATGGATTGCTTTTTTACCTTCAGGTAAAGCCGTTACTCTGTATGTTAAGTCACCTGCAATAATTCTTCTTTGAATATTAATTTCTTGCATTCTTAATAACATATCGAATGCTGGCATCATAAAGTATGAACCTGAGTAACCCATTTGAGAATAACCCGCGGGGCCACCTAAACCAACACCACCCAAAGCACCAAATGTCCAAGGGTCAAATAGTAAGTTATTAAGTTCTGATGGTGTAAACCATAATAGCTCATTTAATTCACGACCTGCTGGTATCTCATAAATTTGTTGACCAGGTACAAGTTGTATATAGTCCTTTTTCATTACAGAATCTCCACCTGCTTGTAAACCAACAATTTTAGAATAAGCATAAGTATATCTTTCCTCGAACTTTAAATCTTTAGTTATGAATGCTTTGGTTAAAGATTCAGTATCTAAGTTTAAGTTATATAGTGAAGTCCATTGTGATTCAATTAACCAATCTTGTACGTATTGAGCATAATCCTCAATAGATAGTTCTAATAAAGAATCTAACATTTCATCTTCCAATTCCACAGCCCTTAGTGGTGCACCTAAAAGATGTCTCAATTTAGTGTAAAGTTGGGTTCTATCTGGTTCAGGAATTATAGACATAATTAGTTTTTATATATAAATATCAATCCAACAAATTAAGTATGTCTTGTTTGAAGTTTTCGTTGTCAGACAAACTATGGATAATATCTTGTGGTATATTACCACCTAAGTTTCTTATGTTGTACTTACTCCCAAAACGATTAAGTAATGATAATGTTTCTTTTGTTTTTTCATTACCAACTAAAAAATCAATATATTCTTGTTCTGAGATTATTGGGAAATATATTTTTCCAACCAATCTATTTCCTTCACTTGGTGTTTTTTGGAAAACTGATTTTTTGAATCTAATCTGTTGTGACCCTTTGGTTTTTGGTGCACCTAAATTACCAGGTTCTAAAGCCAACGATTTAATTCCCTCTCTGTCAAAATAAAATAAGTCGATGTTAAAATTCTCGTTGGGAACACCGATTAATAATCCATCAATGTCAGGTAGTATGAAATCAACTAAATCCTCAGCAATATTTATATAATCGTTGTTACCCGAACTTATTAAAAAACTTAGAAGATTTTCATTTTTTGCTTGTGTAATCAACATTTGTTTGTTTTCATCAGAACCATTATAATTCTCGATAAAACTTTGTATATTTCCTTTTGCTGATTTCAATACAGGACTTTCACTTAAATTTCTTACTATTTTTATAGATATTTTTTTTCCATCTTTTGTAATCAAATCATATGGAGAATTAATGTCTTCAGAAATATCTCCATCAATTAAACCGGAAATTAAACCTTCAAAATCTAAACCTCTCGTTCTACTTCTATAAAATCTATAATAGTAGTTATTGAACCTATATTTATTTCTGTCCGAAACTGTTGATAAGTTTAAATTAAATAAAGAATCAATTGTTCTACTAAAATTTAACTTACCACGACTTATTTCAGCTGTTACAATATTATTAATTGCTTCTTTAGCCGCATTCATTTCAGTGGGAATAGGTCTTAACTTTTGTAATTCTCTTTTAATGATACTATTAATATCTAACTGATTATTATTAATCTTAATGTCCTCGGATATTAAAAAATTCATTATTTGAGCTTGTTCTTTAGTTATTATTATTGTTGAGTTCATATTTTCAGTAATGTTAATTTTTTTTAATTTTAAAAATTGGGATTGGAATTTTTTATTTTTTGAATTAAAAACGTAAGAATATCTTTCTTTTGATTGTGTTCCACCATCCTCAATATCAACCTCATTAAAATCAAAAAATATATAGTTATTTTTATCATCAACAAATGCAAAAATTTGAATATTATTTGTATTATATACATTTTTACTTTTGAAGATATAGATAGTATTACCTTGTTTGTCCCTCGTTTCATATAAATCCGTAGTTGGTTTAACCTGAACGTATTTACTTACACCATCTTCGGTTACAAACATATCTTGTCCTTTATACTTGTCCCTTGTATCACCATCACAAAATTGTGTTATTTGTGAATTTTTGTTTTTAGTGTTGAATATTTCAATCGCAATTTTTTCCCTTTCAATACCTCTATCCAAAGTTCCTTTTTTTGTTTTTGGATTTAAAACTATATTTGCCAAACTATTGGTAAACTTTCCCTCATCACCAAACAGAGTTTTTCCCATAATATTAAACCAAGTTTCCAAATCATAGTTTTTACTATTATATTTTTCATAAAACTCTAATATCTTATCACTAATTCGAGTGTTAGCATCAAACCAATTAACAACCGACCATTCACCAGTTCCACCCCTTTGACTTACAGCATATTTTCCACCAATAACACCATAGTTTGTTTTACATAACTCAGTTTGGATTTTACCATAACAAGGTGATTCAATACGAGTATCAGGATTGTAATCCCTAATAATTTCAGGAGAACATTTTGGATAAACTTTCTTCAATATTGTTTGAACAAAAATAGGATTTAGTCTTCCGTTTGGGTTTAATACCTCAACTTCTTCTTTGATTAATTTTTTAGTTTTAACTGATTCAGTTAACTTAGTTTTCTTTTTATCTGTATATAATTTATTAACAAACTCCCAATTGACAACATCCCAAAAATTTTCAATATATTCATCTCTTTTGTTTTGATATTTGAGATAATATGCGTGTTCCCATACATCAAGACCAAGAATAGGAAATCCACCCCCATCAACTATGTTCATTAGTGGATTGTCTTGGTTGGGTGTTGACATAATTTTAAGTCTGTTGTTTTTTGTCAATATTAACCAACACCAACCTGAACCAAATCTATCCTTTGCTATTTCGGTGAATTCTTTTTTGAATGTATTAATTGAACCGAAATCTTTAATAATTTTGTTTTTTATCTCAGTTGGTATTTCTTGTTTTTTTGGGGACAACATTTTCCAAAATAAAGCATGATTAAAAGCACCACCAGCATTATTCCTTATTGTTTTATTATACTTCGAAATGGATTTAATAATGTTCTCCAATTCAACATCACCATAGTTCTTTTTAGATAAGGCTTTATTCAATTTATCAACATAACCTTTATAATGTTTGTTGTAATGTATATCCATCGTTTTTCCATCGATGAAACTACTAATTGAACGATATCCAAATGGTAATTTATCAATACCAATTTTTTTTGCTTCAGATAATATATCTTCTTTAGTTAATATTATTTCTTTAAGTAAATTTGCTGCTCTTTCCATAAGATATAAATATCTCATAAATATTAACGAACAGAATTAATCTTGTTCATAATTTGCTCAATGAACTCCGCTCTATCAATATTATCACCCATAACAGTATCAATAACATTCTTTTTATTAATCAACATATCATAGATAACACCTTCAATCGTATTATCAAATAATGGATAATAGACTGAAACACAATTCTTTTGACCATATCTATAGGCTCTATCCTCAGCTTGTTGGTGATGTGCGGGGACAAAAGATAAGTCATTAAATACAACAGCTTCACCTGCAGTTAATGTAATACCAACTCCTGCAGCTTGTAAGTTCCCAACAAAAACTTTAACCTTATCGTTATCTTGGAATTGGTCAACAGCGTATTGTCTTTGAACCTTTGAGCAAGTTCCATCCAAATAAACAGCTTTCTTTCCAAAGTGAGAATGAATCTTATGTAGAGTATCTGTAAAGTTTGTGAATATGATAACTTTTTTACCAAGTTCCAAAATATTTTCAACAACCTCAATTGTATTCAATATTTTTTCTTCAGCAATTACTTGTCTAACTTTCATCAACTTATTAAACTGAACTGTTAAAGACCTCGATTCATCAGGATGTTTATTATACCATTCGTAATACTCACCCATTAACTCTTCATACATTTTAGATTTTAATCTAAGATAGATTGGGGTAATAATCTTTTCAGGTAAATCTAGTACATCCTCTTTTAATCTTCTTAAAACTTGTCTTGATGTCCTATCTCTTAACTCTTCCAAGTTTGACGCCCCATACA